TAAATTACTTAATGAAGAAATTTAATTCAATCTTCTCTACAACACGAGTTGGTTGAAGGGTAACATTTAAATGGAATGTTTTGGTTTTCTTTTCATATTCAGTTGCACCAACGTCAACAGAATAAGAATATAAACCTCTTCTTGATTGAATATCATCAAGAAACTGAACAACATCCTTTTTAACGGCATCCCAAGTAGCACTATCATTCAATTCAAAAATGAAGAAACGTGCATAATCTTCTAATGCCTTTTTACAATAAAGAACCAATCTAACAATATTTAGATCTTGCATAGCACTTGGTTTCGCTTGTGAAGTTAACTGACCCCAAACAGTATAACCAACATTAAATTTAACAATTGGATTCAACTGTTTCAAATACAATTGATCTCTTTGACCTAAACGTGGATTAAATCGAAGTTCTTTGATTGAATCGATAGCACCGCGGTTAAAACCAGCAGCAGCATACCACCTTGCCTGTAAAATTATCATAAATCTTATTATAAGATTCATATAAGGCACAGAAATAATTATTATATGTATGTAAGTTTTCTCTAGAACTAATTGCATTATTAAAAGAGCTATTATCGCCATTATCCATAATAGCAACACAATCTTTTCTAGTTTGGACCAAGGTTGAAATCATAGTTTTTACATCAGTTGGGTAACCACAATCAAAAACCATTGTGTAATAAATTTTCTCACGGTCTAAAATATCTTCATCAATGGTGCCTGCATAACCCTGAGTTAATAATTGTTCAGCAATACCCTGATTGACGCCACCGGATGGAGTTTTTAAAGAACCATCAGAACCTTTTCTTAATGGAAAAATTGGTGTGGTTGTAAAAGCATCAGTAATTGAAGCTAATGATTTTTTAACATAATATTTGACATTAGATGAAAAATCAAAAATAGAAGTGTCACCAATCCAAGATTGGACACCAACAGTTAAATCTCTGTCATTAAAAACATTAATGACTTCGCCATCAACACCACCGCTTTCACCTAACCAACCTTTAAGTTTATTACCACGTGCATCCACGGCAATAATAGCATAATCAGCCATTCCAGTTTGGGCACTTTCCCAATCTGAAAAATCCTGTTTAATATCTGTAATTGCAGCAGAACCAGGTGTTATAATAACACTTGCATCTCCAATCTCGTTATCATAAACAGTACCAACTAAATCGATACCAGGTGCATAATCACCACTGGATAAAACAGTTTTACAACGAAGCATTGAAGAATAGGTATTTAAAACATCAGTGATAAATAAAGAATCACCAGCACTATCTTTAGCATCTGGATTAAAAGAAACTTGGAATGATTCAATAATAACATCACTACCATCATCCTGAATCTCATAAATATCCATGATATAAACGTCTTGGATGAGAGGATTAGCCTGTTCGATAAAACGAACTGAAAGATTGTTATAATATTCCCCTCTACCTATTGGATAAATAATACCGATAGGAGAAGTATCACCAACAGCCTGTAAAGATGTGGCGAGTTCGTCATCATCAGTTACATTAGGAATATAAGAAACTGAAATATCACATGCAGTTGCATCGCTGGCTAAACTAGCATCTAATCTGATATTTGAATAAGCAGCATTGTCCGGCATTACTCTCATAAAATATAAAGAACCAGATTCGCCAAGAAAATTATAAGCACAATATAAACCTTGACTATAATGCTTACCAAAATCATCAATTCTTGGTTCACCCCATTCATTAATGAGTTCAGAACGAGAACCTATAAAATAAACTTTGTTATCTCTGCCTTTTTTAGTTAAAGCACAGATAAGACCCACTGTTGAGGGTACTGCTTGTGTGTATGTACTAAGATCAATTATTTTAGTATATACACCTGGTGAAATGTTTGCCATAGTAATTCCTCCTGACTAAATTTGTTTTTTTTTTAATTTAAATTTTTATATTAATAACTAATCTATGGCCTTACTTGATTATTTTCTATTTAAGTATAAATGTACCAAATAAAAATTAATTCTCTATTATTTGTTTTAACTAATGTTGGAAATGTGATTCTTGCAAATAAATGAAACGGTCCGCCATAACCAGAAACATCTGATAATGCCGTAAATAAACCAGCTTCATTTATTTCTTCACCTAAAGCCCTATCTAAACCAAGAATTGTGGTTGTTCTTAAAATTAACCACGCTCCTTCATTAACAGGATCTACTTCAAATGTTATATCGTCGATAGGAGCCTTATAAAAGAAACCGTCATGAAAATCAGCACATGTTGCATCCGTGGGACTGATTGGTACATCCTCATATAAATTAATATCAGAATTTAATGGTGGTGATGGATTAAAGGGATCACCTGGATTTGCTCCACCTTTACCGACACCAAACCAACATAAATTTTCATTAACATCCGTTATAGTATTTGGGTTATTTCTATTTATAATTTTTTGAGCTATTAATTCCCGAGCGTTATAAACAACTAAATTTTGTTTACCTAAATAAATTTCGTTAGAATATTGATCACGCTCATACATTTCTACGAAACCCTTTGGCCCCCTAGGGGAATTTTCAACTGAATGTATAGAATCGATTAAACATTCGCTTCCGTAATAATCTTTTGCTTCAATTACTAAAGTTTCTCTTTTATCCATGACAAATAAGTCTCCTAAAAATAAGATATATAGTAACTTTTTTATTTTGTTCTGTTTTTAATGATCAATTATTAATATTTGACATACATCATTACCATAATTTGAATCAAAACAAGAACCACAATCAAATTGAGTAAAACCACCAGATGAAATCATATAATTATATGCAGTTGAATAATCAATTGTTTCAACAAATTCTTCATCTAGTAATCTTTCATTTGGTGTTACTGGTGTTCTAATTGTTTGCCACACACCACCAACTTCAACAAATGAAATTGTTTCAAAAGGTTCATCAGTATATAATGTATTTCTGCATGTAAATTTTGTTTTTATAATATCATTGATTGTTACTTTTATGGCTTCTGGTTTACAATCACATGCCACACCAATATCATAACAAGAACCACAATCATATCTAGCCCTAGAATAGTGACGTTTACCTCTAAGTTCAGCATCTATATAAACATTATCTTCATAATCTCCACATTCATTACATGTTTCACATTCGTTATCATCATCACAACAAGGGTCTCCATCACAAGATGCATAATCCCAAGTTGTTTCAACTATTTGTTCAACATGAGGATCATCCATTAAAATAGAATCATTTAATCTATCATTAATGGTAAACGCCATATCTAATGCAATTAACCTTGCATGATATGGTTTGAAAAAATCAATTATTGGGCTAAGTTGTCTTACTATTTCTTCTTCACCTAAAACTAAAAATGCTAAATTAGCTGAAGTGTTACCTAAATAAGAAGTTATCCACACTTGAAAATCATATAAAAACGGACCAAGTAAATCAACAAAAGGATAAATATCAATTATTTCATCTAATCTATTTTTTAATTGTGGATTAAGCTGTGATAATATTATACCTACATCTTCTGGTTGTTGAATAAAACTTAAAGTAAATTGTCTACTAAAGTTTGCATACCATTTATTTAATTCTAATTCTCTATGTTCTCTATCTAATTTTCGTTTAATACTTGTTCCTGAACCTGGATCATATTCTTCATAATAACCATCTACATGAAGTTCATAAAAATCAGTCATTATCTGGTCGTAATTACCAGTGGGATCCTCAAAATAATGTGCATATCTTTCTGGTTCTATTGTTCTTGTTTTATTTCTAGAATTAAATATATAAACCATTGATAAATATAATTCTAAAAATGAAGCATAGGAACCAATAGTAGATATAAAAGCATTCTGTTCTGGCAATATTTGTGTTACAAACCAATTATCATATTGATCTGTAATTATTTTATTTATAATTGCCATAGTTGCATTAACGCCAACTAAATCATAATAAATACGTAAACTAAAATAAGGACTTTTTGAAGGTAAATTAATAACCGTTTTATCAACAGCAGTCATTAATTCAGTTTCAGTATAAAACCAATGAGGATCATCATAAGTAACTAATTCATAATTTTTTATTGGCGTAGGGAGAGTTATCTCATGACCGGAAAATGCAGTTTTAACACCTTCAAAAACTAAATGATTAGTTGGATCTAATGGATCTCTTTTAACTGAATATTCATAAATTTCAGCTCTAGCAATACCATAATAAGTAAAAACTTTTAAGATTGATTCTGGTGTGCCTTTAATTTTATAAAGATTAACTAAATCAAGAAAAAAATTAACTTTATTATTATTGACTTTATTATTTAATAGTGACAGTTGATTTGAATATGGATAACCAAAACTTCTAAATAATTCATCAAGGTCTGAGTCTGGTATTGAAAAAGGATCTGAAATTTGTGATTGAAATGTAGATAATGTTCTGAAAGATGAATACCAATCAACTAAGAAACTTTTAATTCTTCGATAATCTTCCGTATTAAATGCTACCTGGTCAATTGTATTTTCAAATAATTGTATTACTTTAGTTTTTTCAGAATCAGATAGATTGACTAATGGATCATATAATGTATTTACGTTCTCCCCATTTAAATGATTCCAAATATCAAAATAGTATTTTAAAACCCACATAATTTATTTAACCTCTTCTTTATTATAAGAAGGATAATACAAACCAGGCCAATCAAAATCTTCTTCTGGTAACTCTTTATCAACAAAAACAGGCGCAATAAAATGATTTTCTGATATTGCTCTATTCAGTGCATCTTTTTCTTTTGAATAAATACCTTCAAAACTCCAACATGTATTTTTATTTTCTGTAATTTCTTTAAATTTACCAACTACCCATAATTTATTATTCACGGTTTCCATCCTCTTTCTGAAAGAAATTTAAAAAACTTATCATTTACATATAACTCAAAAAAATATTCTAATACATTCGTGGAAATTATATTTGGACTTTCTAAATGTGTGGTTTCTTCATATATTTCTAAATCTAATAAACAATATATTAATTTTGATAATGGTGTTAATTCATCATAATTAACTATTAAATCAACATCATTACCTGAATATACTAATTGTGGATTTATAATTGTAGTGGAATCAACTATAGAAACACTTGTTGAATCATTCCTCCATGCTAATAAAACATCTAACATTGGTATGTCGATATCTTCATTTAACATAAAAACATTTATTGAACTAGAACTATCATCAGCCAGCCGATAATATTTTGAAGAACGGTAAACCATTAATTTATTTCTAATAAAATATGGCCACGCACGATAATCGTCTATACTAACGAATTCTTTTCTATAAGAACTACGATCCCAATTATCGTCAAATAAAAGTCTTATGAATGAATCATCATGGTGGGTTTCTGTTGATTCTTTAATTCTAGATGGAAATGGAATTTCGTAACGATTGACAATGCTATCAACCACAAAATAGTTAGGCCAATTCTGTAACTCTACAATTAAAGAAGTTCCATGACTCATTTACTTTTAACCTCAATAGCATATTGTGAAGGACCATCTGAATCTATTTCTTCAACGCCAGGTTGTACATTTAAATGTTTAGAAACTAAATGACCAAACTTATTAAAGAAATAAATATCTATAGGAAATTTCATACCAACGGTATGAATCATTATTGGTACTCATGTATCAAATTCAAATAAAAAAGCAGTATCTGATAAATCTGAATCTTTATTAAAAATTGTCATACCAATATATTGTTGAACTGGGTCTTTTATTTTAATTACTTTTTTAAATTGTTTTAAAAAAGTTTGCATGTCTGATATTCCCTGAACTTCTTTTAAATAAAATTCTAATATTTTATTTTCCATAATTCTTCCTTATTAAATTTATATTTAACGTACCAATACCATTTTTATTTTGTTCTAAAAATTTTTAAAAAACTTTTAATTATATATATTAATTTATGTAAAATATAGAACATAATAAAAAAGTTTTATTGTTTTAATTTAGAGATGGAGGTTTTATGAACAGAAATTATAAGAAAATGATATGGTTAAGTATTTTTTTAACAATCATGTATTTAACTGGTCTTGTAAGTTTTTCCTATTATTTTGAGAACGGCACAAATAAGAAACCAATAACAGTAGTTGAAGAAAAGCAAATTAACAATCAACAAATTGATGAAAATCAACAGGCTAAAAAAGATGAAATAATTAAACAAAAAACAGATGAAATAATTACAAATTTGGCAGCATGGATATATGATAACAACACAAGAGTAGATATGTTGTCAGCAATTATTTATGCGGATTTTATTTATAGAAATACGAAACACCCAGCATTAGTAATTGCAATAATTACTAGGGAAAGTAATTTTAGACCAACATGCAGATCATCATGTGGTGCTTTGGGATTAGGCCAAATACGACCTAAGTTTTGGCTTGAGGAACTCCATCAATTAGACATAGGTATTGATGAAGCAAAAGATTTATACTGCTGGCGAAAAAATATTTTAGCGGTTGATTATATTGTCAGTAAATTACTAATAAAATTTGATGGAGATGCAAAAAAAGTTTTAAAATATTATGTAGGAGGTAATCATACTTCCTATATTAATGCTGTTAATAAAAATCACATTTTATTAGCGAAAGAAATTATTCGTCAATAAAATAAAAAATACGTGGGGATAATAGTATTAATTTATCCTCACGTATTTTTTTTGTTTTTTATTATATCATCTTTTTCTTGACTACTTTGAGAACTTCCAAAGAAATAACCAAGTACAGTACCAAAACCAGTTGATATTGTACCAAATAACATAAACACAACTTGATTAGAATCTTTTGGTATTGGTCTAATCATTAAAATATAAGTTAGAAAATAAAAACCTAACACAACAAACCATGCAAGAATAAATCTATTAATACCAATTTTTGTTTTTGGTAATGATAGTTTATTATTACTAATTGTTTGTTTAACTTGTGTTTGCAATATTTTCTTTTCTTGTGGTTTATTAGTAGGGATTGTTTTTATTTTTTTAATTTTTGATGTGAACATTTCTTGTATGGTATTAATAGTTTCTTTAGAAACATCGTTATCCATTTGAATTACCCATAACATATGAGAAACATCATCACTATCAAAAACTTTATAAAAACATTCTTTCAGTAAATGAGAATATTTTGAATTTAGATATTTTGATAAAGTAGGATATTTAGAATTCAATTCTGATGAAATTTTTTTCCAAATTTCTACTTCATTTATATTTTTTTCCATGATGCACCTTTACATAATATCTGGTGTTTCAGCATAAATATCATCATCTATTTCTTCATCATTTTTTTCTTTTACTTCTTCCTCTTTGATACTAATATTTTTTCTCATTCTTCCCTCTACAGGTTTTAATTCTTTAACCTTAGGTATTGTAATTGAAATTTTATTACCTGATAATTCTTCATAAATTGATGCAAAAACCTGCCATAAATTACTAAATTCGTTTACATCAATCACACCATCTACAGATGAAACTTTCCACCATGCTGATAATTTACGATAAACAGACCACGCCACTTTAACTAACTTAAATCTACTGATTTTTACACTAGTCATTTTTAATTCTCCTATGCAGTTTTCTTTTTAGAATAATTATCTCTTGCCCAACAGTTTCCCTTTAATATAAATGAAGTTGGTGCAATACATTTTTTAACTTTTGTCGATTTACATTCAGGGCAAGAACATTCAAAAGAATCTTTTGGGTTCTTCTGAAATACCTCAAATAGATGATTACAATTTTCACATTTAAAAATATAAATTGGCACTTCTTAAATCTCCTTTAAATTTAAAATTCAACGCTTATATTTTTATTTTGTTCTAAATAAAAATTATTAAATCTAGTTTTTTAAAATAAACTATATATATTAATTAATGAAAAAAAAGTTACCTTCAAATAAGGTTGTGAGCGGGATAATACTCACACGGTATTTCACGAAAATACTTCGTATCAATATTACGCCAAGCGAATATTGAATTATGTAGAGTAATATAATATATGTACACACGGTATTGCACTTTGTTGCGTGTATTAAATTACATTTACTGAAGACCGAAAAGCTGGTGAAAACCCAGTACCTTATTTATATTATTTTCTCTTCTCTCTCATCCTGTTCCGCGATCAAGACTCGCATTGGGGAACCCAAATTTCTATTAATTTTAATTAATGGAAAAGGTCATTATTGGGCTGCGAGAATAGGCCTACCCAAAATTAAATTTAATTGAAAAATTTTAAGAGCCACATTGGAGAACCTGAATCCCGTACAGAATTTAACGGGTCATTGGAAAATAATATCAGGCTGTGGTGATAATCCTATCCAAAGTAAAGGGGCGACAAAAGGTGGGAGTTGAGTAGTAGGCTCGACGCAGCCAACCACCTACAAAACGTCCGCTGTTTGAGGCTGCCAAACAGAAAAAGATTGGATGCTCCGGTTTTTATGATATTTCATAAAAATCGGAGAAATTTTTTGTTTTTAAAATATCATTTATGATATTAATTTAATATAGGAGAAATAATAATGTATACAACTAAACAAAAACTGGTACTTGATTTTATAATCGATCATGTGCCAAT